ATTAACTGAAAGCTTTGAGCGCAATAAGCTAAAGTAAACAGAGTTGTTGTTGGTTGAGGCCCTGGAAACAGGGCCTTAATTTAATAATCTCTGGTCCTACATACGGCTGCCAACCATTGGTAATTCATCGCGTTGAATTATGGATGTCGTGCAACGATAGTAGGACCTGAGATTATTAAAGGGTGCGACAATAAAGTATCTATATTAAAAAATAGATCTGTGCGATAAAGATGCATGTCAAAAATAAACAACAATGGAGAAAACAACATGAATAACATCGACACTAAAAAAGTAGAAGAAGTAAGAAAGTTCATTTGGGATATGTATACAGAGTTAAGAAATATGAGAGGTAAAAGAAAGAAGATAGATATCTTTGCTGTAGAAATGACAATGATGCAACTTGGTGTGTTGGCTAACGGAATGACTAAGGATAAAACTAAGAAGGAGTCTGCTTAAACTCTTGCGTGTATGCAGTAATTGCATACACTAGATCTAGTGGTGCGACAAGATGTCGCACCATTCTAAGTGCATGAGGGCGGGTCCCACCCTAAGAAGGGGACCCTAAACGATTTGGGATTTTGAACATTAACATAAAGTCAATCACCCCTTAACGGATAGGGATCCTAACGTATACCCTTTATAGTTGGTTTTAGACATAAGATCGTGTATAAAACTTTTTGGTACCATAATTAAAAATTATGCTTGATATAGAAAAAATAAATAAAATTACGGATCCGAAAGTAAGAAGGCAATTAAAAATTGATATTTTAAATTCTGTTAAGAGAAAAAAAGATACTAAAATCAAACACGATTTTCTAACTTTTGTAAAACATATTTGGCCTGATTTTATAGAGGGGTCCCATCACAAAACCATTTCTGAAAAATTTAATAAATTACTTGCTGGAACTGCAAACAGATTAATTATTAACATGCCACCCCGTCATACTAAATCTGAATTTGCTTCCTACTTTTTACCTGCTTGGATGATTGGTAACAATCCAAAATTAAAAATAATTCAAGCAACCCACACAGCAGAACTAGCTGTAAGATTTGGTCGTAAAACAAAACACTTGATGGATAGTCATGAGTACAAAGAATTATTTAATACAAGACTCCAAGAAGATTCTAAAGCTGCAGGTCGTTGGGAAACTTCTCAAGGTGGTGAATACTTTGCTGTCGGTGTCCAAGGTGCAGTAACCGGAAGGGGTGCTGATTTATTAATTATTGACGATCCACATTCTGAGCAAGATGCCTATAGTCCAACAGCATTTGAAAGGACTTATGAATGGTATACCAGTGGACCACGGCAAAGGCTTCAACCTGGTGGAAAAATTGTAATTGTAATGACGAGATGGTCTACAAAAGATTTAACAGCAGAAGTTTTAAAAGCATCTTCTGGAGATAACGCTGACCAATGGGAGGTAGTAGAGTTTCCAGCAATTATGCCAAGTGGTAATCCTGTATGGCCAGAGTATTGGAAACTAGAAGATTTACTTGCAACTAAATCTGCAGCGGGTTTATCAAAATGGAATGCACAGTATATGCAAAACCCAACAGCAGAAGAAGGTGCTATTATTAAAAGAGAGTGGTGGCGAGATTGGGATAAAGAAAATATTCCAAACTTAGAACATGTTATTCAAAGTTATGATACAGCGTTTATGAAAAAAGAAACAGCAGACTACTCTGCTATTACTACCTGGGGAATTTTTAGAGAAACTGAAGATAGTCCTCAAAGTTTAATTTTATTGGATGCCGTTAAAGAAAGATTAGAGTTCCCTGAACTACGACGTAAGGCCAAGGAACAATATGATTACTGGCAACCTGAAACAGTGTTGGTGGAAGCGAAGGCTTCGGGTCTTCCTCTAACGTATGAGCTCAGACAGATGGGAATACCAGTAGTCAACTTTACTCCCTCTAAAGGCAATGACAAGCACAGTCGTGTGAATGCGGTCGCCCCTCTGTTTGAGTCTGGTACGATTTATGCTCCGTGTGCCAAGGACTTTGCACAAGAGGTAATAGAAGAATGTGCGGCGTTTCCTCATGGTGACAACGACGACCTTGTTGATAGTATGACACAAGCGGTATTAAGATTTAGACAAGGTGGGTTGATTTCCCATCCAGAAGATTATAGAGATGAACCAGAACCAATTAGAAAAAGGAATTACTATTAATGGCTCACGAATTTAAACATCCAAGTAAATATAAAAACCCTACGTTAACTAAGAACATGCCTAATGTTAAATGGGATCAAATACCACCTGTCAAGGGACCTGATTCACAAGGCTTGAATGTTAAGCCAAATAAGACTATACTTGTCAAACCTGCTAAAAAATAAATGAGAGTAATATATGGCTACCATAGATAAGGCGCTTCCAAACGAAGTCAGAAAAAGTATTGAAATTGATGGACCAGAAACATCAGAATCAGAAACAGTTGAAATTAGAGAAAGTCTCCCGGATCAAGGAGAAACAGAAATTAATCCAACCGAAGACGGTGGAGTAGAAATTAACTTTGAGCCAGGGGCTTTTAATCAAGCACAATCACAAAATCATTACGATAATTTAGCAGAATTATTACCAGAGGAAGTCTTAGAACCTCTTGGCTCAGAGTTAACTCAAAACTATCGAGACTACAAACAATCTCGTGCAGATTGGGAAAGAACTTATACTCAAGGTTTAGATCTATTGGGATTTAAATATGATCAAAGAACAGAACCTTTTCAAGGAGCAAGTGGAGCTACGCACCCAGTACTAGCAGAAGCGGTTACACAATTCCAAGCTCAAGCTTATAAAGAATTACTTCCGGCTGACGGACCAGTAAGAACTCAAATTATTGGTGTCTCTTCAAAAGAAAAAGAAGAACAATCAGAAAGAGTAAAAGATTTTATGAACTATCAAATCATGGATGTCATGGAAGAGTATGAACCAGAATTTGATCAGATGTTATTTTATTTACCACTAGCAGGATCATCATTTAAAAAAGTTTACTATGATGACATGTTAGGTAGAGCAGTTTCAAAATTTGTACCTGCTGAAGATTTAATAGTTCCTTATGCAGCGACTTCATTAGAAGATGCAGAGGCGATTGTACACTTAGTTAAAATGGGTGAGAATGATTTACGTAAACAACAAGTAGCAGGATTCTATAGAGATATAGAAATAAAACCTGGTTATGACCCTGAGTCTGATTTAAGTAAAAAAGAACATGAGTTAGAAGGATTGACTAGAGGAAGAGATCCTGAAGTATTTACATTATTAGAATGTCATGTTAACCTTGACCTAGAAGGCTTTGAGGACCGAGGACCCGAAGGGGAAATGACTGGAATAAAGCTTCCTTATATTGTAACGGTCGATGAGTATTCTACAAAAATTCTATCTATTAGAAGAAACTACGCTGTTGGCGATCCATTAAAAAAGAAAATTCAATACTTTGTTCATTTTAAATTTTTACCTGGGCTAGGATTCTATGGCTTTGGTTTAATCCATATGATCGGTGGATTAAGTAGAACTGCAACTGCAGCACTAAGACAATTATTAGATGCTGGAACTTTAGCAAATTTACCTGCTGGGTTTAAGCAAAGAGGAATAAGAGTACAAAACGATGTACAAGCAATTCAACCTGGAGAATTCAGAGATGTAGATGCGCCTGGTGGCAGCATCAAAGATGCATTTATGATGCTTCCATTTAAAGAACCGTCTCAAACTTTACTTCAACTTATGGGTGTCGTTGTATCAGCCGGGCAAAGATTTGCCGCGATAGCTGACTTAAATATAGGAGATGGGAATCAACAAGCGGCCGTTGGGACGACAGTAGCGCTGTTGGAAAGAGGAAGTAGAACTATGTCTGCAATCCACAAAAGATTGTATGCTAGTTTAAAGAATGAGTTTAAACTTTTAACTAAAGTTTTTAAAACATATCTACCTCAAGAGTATCCATATGATGTTGTTGGTGGACAAAGACAAATTAAAGTTAGTGACTTTGATGACAAAGTAGATGTTGTACCAGTAGCAGATCCAAATATATTCTCGCAGACTCAAAGAATATCTATGGCACAAACAGAATTACAATTAGCACAATCGAATCCTCAAATGCATAATCTATATGAAGCCTATAGATCTATGTATTCAGCGATCGGTGTAAAAAATATAGACTTAATTTTAAAACCACCTGTCAAACCAGTTCCAAAAGATCCTGCAGTTGAACATATTGATGCAATCACAGGACAAAAGTTTCAAGCATTCCCTGGACAAGACCATAGAGCTCATATGACAGCACATTTAGCATTTATGGGAACTAATATGGCTAGAAATAATCCACAAATCCAAGCAATGTTAGAAAAAAATATTTTTGAACACATTTCTTTAATGGCTTTGGAGCAAATTGAAATGGAATTCCAAAAAGAAATAGTAGAAATGCAACAAATGGCACAAAATCCACAGATGATGCAGAATCCACAGACAAAACAACTAATGCAACAGACTAGTTTAAAGATAGAATCTAGAAAAGCTGTGTTAATTGCAGAAATGATGGAAGAATATCTAAAAGAACAGAAAGAAATCTTAGGAGATTTTTCAAATGATCCAATTGCTCAACTTAGAGCAAGAGAACTAGACCTTAGAGCAGCAGATAATGCTAGAAAAGAAGACGAAGGTCAGGAAAGACTTAACCTTGACAAAATGAGAGCGTTGATGAATCAACAAAATCAAGAAAACAAGCTTGAGCAAAACGAAGATCTAGCAGAATTAAGAGCAGCTACTTCGCTAACCAAACAAGTCATGGCTGATGATAGCAAACGACACGATTTTGGTAGAAATTTCAAGAAAAATTAATTATAATATTATTAAGGAGAAACATATGATCAAAAAAGCAAAAGATCCTAAAGCTGTTACAGAATTAGGTGTTGGTAAAGATGGTTATAAAACAGGCGGTGTTGTCATCGAAGCTACTGATCCTACTACATCACAAACAGTTGATGTTAAAGGGACTAGAAGAATGAGAGCAGACAAAAAACCTGTTAAAGCTACTTGGTATTAGGTTATGTGGTTATCGGCAATTAAATTAGCCGTTTCTGCTGGCAGTAAAATCTATGCTAACAAGCAGAGAACGAAGATGGCTATGTCAGATGCACAACTGATGCATGCTACTAAGATGGCCCAAGGGCAAGAAGCTTACCAGGGAAAACTTTTAGAAGCTAGACAATCAGATTGGAAGGACGAGGCCGTTTTGATAATTTTAAGTTTGCCCGTGTTGGTGCTGGCCTGGGCAGTCGTATCGGATGATCCGACCGCAATGGACAAAGTCAAATTGTTTTTTGACATGTTCTCACAGCTCCCGTCATGGTTTACAAATTTGTGGATCCTTGTCGTGGCGAGCATATATGGTATAAAGGGTACACAAATATTTAGAAACGGAGGAAAAAAATGAGACAAAACGGAATAAGAAGTAATGTAAGATTTCCATACGGAAGTTCTGGTATAAAAAAACAAGGTGCTAATGATAGACTTGATGAATCTTTAGGAGAAAGAAGAGGAAAAGAATCTACAAAAACACAAAGTTATAAATCTAGAAGAGATGAGTCTAGAGGAGCGAGTAAGTAATATGAAAAATACAGGAAGAGAAAATCTTTTAGAAGAAGTAGGAAGACTTGACGCTAGAAAAAATCCTAACTCAAATGACAGAGCAGAAAAAAGAAGAGTCATGAGTGAAATAAAAGACGGCTACAAAAAAGGTGGCAAGGTTAAAAAGAAAAGAGGATGTGGTATGGCTAAGAGAGGATTCGGTAGAGCATAATGGCTGGAAAACCTATTAGTAAAAAGAAAAACCCTGGTTTAGTTAAGTTAGCTAAAAAAAATCCTAAGTTAGCAAAAAAATTTGGATACAATCCAAAAAGAATGGTTGCTAAAAAAGGTGGCAAAGCTAAATAATGGCTAAACTTTGCGCAAGAGGCAAGGCTGCAGCAAAACGTAAGTTTGATGTTTATCCTTCTGCTTACGCGAATATGTATGCATCTAAAGTGTGCAAAGGAAAAGTAAAAGCTAAAGATGGAGGATTTATAGCTAGAGGTTGTGGCAAAGTAATGTCCAACAGAAGAAAGAAAACAAAGATTGCATAATGGGCGATTTAAAAAAATGGGTAGATCAAAAATGGGTAGACATTGGAGCACCAAAGAAAGATGGAAAATATCAACCGTGTGGAAGAAAATCAGCTAAAGGAAGTAAACGTGCGTACCCAAAATGCGTACCAATTGCCAAAGCAAGAAAAATGTCAACTGGACAAAAACGTTCAGCAGTTACACGTAAAAGAGCTGCTGGCAATCCTGGTGGCAAACCGACGAATGTTGCAACATTTACAAAAAGAAAAAAAGTAAGTATGGGAGGTTTAATATAATGACTATTAGAAAAACTACCAAAGGACCTGGAGCAAATTACAGACCAACAAAGTCTGGTGCAGGTATGACAGCTAAAGGTGTTAAGGCTTATAGAAGAGCAAACCCTGGATCAAAATTAAAAACAGCAGTAACTGGTAAAGTTAAACCAGGATCTAAATCTGCAAATAGACGTAAGTCATATTGTGCTAGATCAGCTGGACAATTAAGAAATTCATCAGCTAAAACAAGAAACGATCCTAATTCTAGAATAAGACAAGCTAGAAGAAGATGGAAGTGTTAATGAAAGCTACTTTATTAGATGCACTTGAAGCTAGATACGAAGCACAAATATCAGAAGCTGACGCTACATTAAAAATATATTTAGAACATCCTGTTGGAATTGGTGAGCACCCACAACATTTAGATGAGATAGATAAACTGTTTCAAAAAATTGCAGATGCTCAAGAAAAGTTAAAAGTAATTGAAGATTTTAGAGAGGAAAGAAGTGCCCTTTAGATCTGAGAAGCAACGAAAGTTTATGTACGCCAATAAACCTGAAATAGCAAAAAAATGGGATAAAAAATACGGCGGTAAAATAAAAAAGAAAAAAAGAAAGAAGAGAAAATAATGGACGGAATGAACATAGTA